ACCAATGTCATTGACTTCAGTTAAGATATGAGCTCTATTATATCCTTTACAAACTTGTTCTATAATATTAGGAAAGACAAATGGTTTTACTTCATTGTCTTTATATAAGGCCACCACCTTGTAAGGCATTTGTGTGACATCAAATACTATAAATGCTGAGTAATCTTTGTCCACGCCTCTGGATACGTCAACGGTACATATGTATGTGTGACCTTTAATCGGTGCCTCAAAAACTTCTACACTACCAGATGATTTAATAGGATTCATATAAGCCATATTTTTAATCTTTGCTGGACTTATAAGTGTGTTTACTGAACCTAAAAATTCACATTCAAACTCTTGTTGAAATTGCTCTGGTGATGTGTTTCTAATTGTTTGTTCTTTCCATTCTTCATCTCTACCAGGAACTTCCGACCAATGTACTTCAATTGGTATATAATCATTTCTTTTATTTTCGGCGTCTGTCCATAATTTGTAAAATTGATTCATACCATAAGGTGTTGATACAATAATCATCTTTGTATTTTTACCAGATGAGATTGTAGGATAAACTGAACTAAAGAAAGACTCAGCAATATTTGTAGGTACGAAAGCAAACTCGTCAAGGAATATTATATTGTATGAACCACCCCGAATGGCACTTGAAGAAGTAGCGGCCGCCACAATGGTTGATTTGTTTTCTAATTCTATATTACCTTTATTCCAGTTTATAACACCTTGTTGCATCCACTTTGGTAAATTTTCATAAGCCAATTGTAATCTACTTAATATATCTCTAGCAGTAGATGATTTGTTGGCAAGTAAGGCTATGTTAGAGTTAGGATTAAATAAGGCAAAATGTAATAGATAAGAAATAGTTGTTGTGGACTTACCTGATTGTCTTGGTAACTTACAAATTGTAAATCTATTATTATGTATTGTTTCAACAATTTTTTTTTGAAAGTCATACATTTTAAAAGGTACAAGTCCTTCATCAAGTGATACAATACGAATATAATTCTCCATAAAATATAGAGGATCTTTTTCACACTTTTGGTATTCAACAATTTGTTCTTGTGTAAATTCTACAGGTGTGTTTACTTTTTTAAGATTGGGATTTCCCAAATATGCATCATTACTCATTAATTATTGCCTCTATATGTGTATAACCTAATTGTAAAGCTCTTGTTACTCTTTGACTGCCTTTATATACACTAAATTCTTTTTCTTTATATCTTACACCTAAAGCACCAAATCTTGGAGTTGACATTATCTTATGTTTAATTACTTCTATAGGATTGTCCATAATATCATTAATCATATCAACACCTTGATCTAATTTAGTTTTATATTTTTCGTAGTGTTTATTATAAACTAAATCACTTATCTTTAGTATCTGTTTCTTCGGGTGTGATGTTTTTGCTTTCAGTAGTTTCATCTTTTTTTAACATCTTTTGTAATTCAGCTGTTGAGCCTACAAATAAGGCATTTTTAATATTTTGACTGGCCGTTTTTGGTACTTCTTTTAAGTCTTTTAATTTTTTATTTAAGTCTTGTAGTTTATCTACAGTATCGGCCACATTTTTAATTAAGGCTCCGGCTACTTCATAGGCTCTCGGATGTTGGCCTTCTCTGGCAACATCAAGTATTCCTTCAATGGCCTCTTGGCCTCTTTCTATGAGATTATAGTAATTTTCTCTACTATATTTGTGGTCGTTTTCTATGTCTGGAGATTCTTTATTTTCTTTTCTTGGAACCACAGGTTTAAAGTCCTGTTTAACTACTTCTTTAGTTTCAGGTTTATCTATACCTAGAATCTCGTTTACTTTATCTTCCAACTTTGTCATAATCTAATTATTATTTATTAACTTCCTTGGATAGACTGATTAGGTGTAGCGACTGTCCATTCTTCGGTTGTTGCCACACTAGCTGGTCCAGTATTACCACCAGCGTATATTGCTGCAGACGGGGTTCCAGATCCTGATGCTCCATATCTGGCAGTACTTAAATCTGTAGTTTCTGTCCACGCTGAACCATTCCAAGATTCTGTATTTGCATATGCGGATGGAACCGAACGATTTAATCCACCAAAAACTAAGGTATCTGTTGTTGTTCCACCACCTTTTAATCCACCCAAATCATTTCTTGCTGTGTTTAAATCTGTTATTTCTGTCCAAGCAGATCCGTTCCATTGTTCTACAACTGCAGTTGCTGTCGGGTAAGATGGAGTTCCACCAATACTTAATGCAGCAGTTACTGTACCTGCTCCTGCATTTTCTGATCTAGCAGTGTTCATATCAGCTTTATTTGACCAACTTGTTCCATTCCATTCTTCCGTATGAGCGTCTGAAGATGGAACTTCTCCTGGAGCACCTCCAAATAATAAAGCAGCCGATTCTGTTCCAGCATTACCTGCCATAGCCCATCTACCATCATTTAAATCTGCTACTTCTGTCCAGCTAGTACCATTCCAAGATTCAGTTTCTGCTCTGTAATTAGGAGGACTAAAGTTTCCTCCAAAAGCTAAAACTGATGTATTATCTGTTCCAACACCTCCTACAAGAAGTCTTCCTGTATTTAAATCACTAACTTCTGTCCAAGAACTTCCATTGTAAGACTCTGTTAAAGCTGACACACTTGGGTAAGGTTCTCCACCAAAAACTAAATTAGATGATTGAGGGCCTGCTCCTCCTAATAAATCTCTAGCCGTATTCAAATTTCCACCCGTAGCCCAAGAGCCTGCGCCTAATGCTTTTAACTTAATCTTTTGTTCAGTTGAGTTATACCATATATCCCCAAAGTCTGGCGCTGGTGGATCACTGGCAACTGATTGTATTAAGTCACCACCAGACGTTGTTGGTGGCACAGTTGTAATATCTGACAATGAACTATTAGCGATATTGGCCGCAGGTATTGTACCTGTTAAATCTTGTGCGTCAAACGTACCGCCTGTTTCTACATTATTTGCAAAATTTTGTTTTATTGTTCCCATGTTAACTCGCTGTTATTGTTTGTACTGACAATCCTTTTGTCCATTCTTCAGTTTGACTAATATAACCAGGTGCTATTGTTCCTCCTGAAGCTAATGCAGATGTTGTAGTTCCAGCACTTCCTGGAGCAGTTCTTGCAGTAGCTAAATCAGTTGTTTCTGACCAAGAAGTTCCATTCCATTCTTCAGTAGCACCTGTAAAAACTCCAGGGCCAGGAGAACCTCCAAAAATTAGTGTCGCTGTTTGTGTACCTGTACCATTAACAGCAGTTCTTCCATTATTTAAGTCACTAACTTCAGTCCAACTGGTTCCATTCCAACTTTCCGTTACTGCTAGTGCTGCTGTATCTTCACCACCTGCAGATAAAGCAGCTGTAGCTGTTCCTGATCCAGCCATACCCCTTCTCGCTGTGTTTAAATCATTGACTTCAGTCCAAGATGTTCCGTTCCAAGATTCTGTTATAGCTGTATTAGGAGGGGTAAATCCTCCAAAACCAAGAGCTGAAGTATTATCAGCACCTGCACCTGCTAAAACTCTCCTTGCTGTATTTAAATCGTTTACTTCCGTCCAACTTGTACCATTCCAACTTTCAGTAACTGCTGTTTGAACAGGGCCAGGAACAAAACCACCAAAACCTAATGCTGATGTTTGGGTTCCTGCAGATCCTGCTTGTGTTCTTCCTGTATTTAAATCATTTACTTCTGTCCAAGTGGATCCGTCATATAATTCTGTTTCTGTTGTAACTGCTGATGGAGGAATTTGTCCTCCAGCCACTAAAGCATCTGTTTGTATTCCTGTTGATATTACACCTTGACCTCTAGCCGTATTTAAACTACCACCCGTTGCCCAAGCACCTGCTCCTAAAGCATACTGTTTTAAAGTATTTGTAGTTGTGTTATACCACATTTGTCCTTCAGTAGGACTTGGTGGATCACTGGCCAACTGTGAAACGCCTGCACCTGCACTTGGTGGATATGCTGTTACATTTGTTAAAGACGCATTGGCGATATTTGTTGCTGGTACGTTATTGTTTAATCCATCAGTAGCGTCTATCTTACCACCTGTTACAATGTTGTTTGCTCTATTTTGTTTTATCGTTCCCATTGTGTTATGCCGTTGTTACCGTTTTTGTTACTGGAGAGCCAGCGCCTGTCCATTCTTCGGTTGCGGCTGATGTTCCTGGATAACCTCCAAAAGCTATTGCAGCTAATTGAGTGCCTGCTCCACCTAATCTCTCTCTTGCAGTTGACAAATTAGTTGTTTCTGACCAAGAAGTTCCATTATATTCTTCTGTGTTTCCATAAACTGGAGGATCAGCAGTTCCACCAAATGCTAAAGCTAAAGTATTTGTTCCAGCACCACCTGGTTCATATCTTGCTGTATTTAAATCTGCAACTTCAGTCCACGAAGTTCCATTCCAAGATTCTGTTAAGGCTCCAACTCCAGGAGCAGGATTTGCACCAAATCCTAAAGCATTTGTATTACTTGATCCACAACTACCTAATCTCCATCTTCCTGTGTTTAAATCTGCTACCTCTGTCCAACTAGTTCCGTTCCAAGATTCTGTAACTGTTTGTGTGTTAGGTGGTGCATTACCACCAAAAACTATTGCATTTGTATTATCTGCTCCTGCACCGCCCATTGCAGTTCTTGTCGTGTTTAAATTTGCTACTGTTGTCCAACTTGTTCCATTCCAAGTTTCAGTTGCATTTGTAAATGGTATAGTTTCTCCACCAGCACCTATTGCAGAAGTTTGTGTTCCACCACCTGCTAAAGCATATCTAACTGTATTTAAATCGTTTACTTCAGTCCAGCTTGAGCCGTTATAAGATTCTGTTGCTCCTGTAATTGGAGCAATTTCTCCACCAAAAGCTAAAGCAGCTGTTTGTGTTCCAGCGTTTCCTAAATCTCCTCTAGCCGTATTTAAATTCCCACCAGTAGCCCAGGCACCTGAAGTCGTAGCACCAACATATTTAAAAGCATTTGAAGTTGTATTGTACCACACATCGCCTTGACTAGGACTTGGTGGATCGCTGGCAACACTAGGAATACCAGAACCTGCGGCAGGAAAACTTGTTACGTTATCAATACTATTATCATTGATATTTGTATTTGGAATAGTGCCGTCTAAATCAGTAGCGTCAAACTTACCACCACTTAAAATGTTGTTGGCTAAATTTTGTTTGATAGAGCCCATTCTTTAGAACTCCTATGTGTTTATCGGTAAGTATCTAACCGTGATTTCA